TACTGTGGGTATCTGGAATCCTGACTCATACTACTATGACATGGAGCATGATAGTACTAACATGGTGCACATGAGAAATTCTATTGACAACGGTGACAAAGACTGGTATCTTGTTCCTGTGGACTTCCATTTTTAGTATTGACAAGCTAACACATCTTTGAGATAATAGAGGTAATAGAAAGTAGGATTTCATGACTACATACGAAAGCTTGACCTACACTCAGTGGGAAGAAAAGTTCAAGCCTACGACTAATCATCTTACTAAGTATCCAGACGAAATAAGCTTCGAGACCTTTGGTGCTGAAGTGGAGTTTGTTCAATCAAAGATTGATGAGCGTTTGGTTTGGACTTGGCTAGACGCTGACATGTGTTCCGTGATTTCTAACGGGTATCACTATGTCAACAGGCTAAACTATTTTGTTTGTGAGGTTCCTTATGAGGAAGACACTGACTATCAGATTATTACTAGCACTGAGACAGAGTGTGAATGTTATGACGAGGAGACAGGCGAAGGTAAGCCAGACTGTGAAACATGCGAAGGATACGGATTGGTGACTACATACAATGACTAGGATGACTAGCCTTACCTTGCACAACGTTGACTTGGTCCTGATGAACGAGCAAAGAAAACTGCTGACAAGAATGGTAATTGGTGGTAAGCTGAATGAGGCCGAGAAAGAAACCGTCTGGGCATTCCTAGACGTCCTAGGTGATGAGATTTTTGAGAAGACAGGGATAAACAATGCAGACTAACGAATACGATGTTAATACTTACGTGTTAGATAAGATAGTTTATCTTCATGCATACAGGATGGGTTGCAACGAAGAAGGAGAGTTCATCTCAACAGACACGAGCTCTGACCCCATAACGTTAGCCGTGCCCATAGACACTGAAGACCTAGGAGACAAAGAGCTTATTCGATTTGTTTTAGATAGTGAGTACTACGATGGCGAGGAAGACGACGCTAACGAGCTTGAACCAGGTGAGACCGTATTCGATAGGTGGGAGGAGTACGACAGCTGGACGGGCACAACAGAGCTAAGGCCAAACGCAGAGGGAAAGCTTGGGGACTGGTTAGGTTCCTTACCTTTTTATGATGCCCCTGTGACAGCAGAGGCAGGCATGTTGTAAAAGAATTGAGAGGGTGAGACTACTCCCCGATCAAAGTAGAAAGTCTGGTTAGGGGTAGCCAGACTACTACACAAGGGGTGTCAAGAGTTATCCTACTTTCGCTTGACACCCCTTACCATTTGTGAGATAATAGAGAAGTGAGGAGTGTATGAGTAGAAAAAGCGAAGAAGAAAAAGTGGCAGAAAGAATTGCAACAATGCTTTCAGACCTAAGACTAAATCTAGATGAGATTGGGGTATACCTTTCAAGACTTAGACCAGACACAAATTACAGGAGACTGCAAGAAGTAGCAGACTCAGCCTATTTTGAAAAGGAGAACGCCTATGTCAGAGACTCACACGACCCACTATTCTGATAAATGTAACATCTTAGCAGACCTTTGGTTGAACTACCGAGGAGATGATAACTTTGCTGACTTTGTTGACTATAACGACCTAGGGCTTCCACTAGCCTATTCAATAGCAGAAAACGTTGTTGTATCAACAGACCTTGCAGAGGTGTTCATAAATGAAACATTCGACCTTTTGCTAGGTGCCGTTGGCATAGAAGAGGACACTGGCTTTGATACATTAGATGATGTGTTGGAGTTTGGAACAGATGGTCAGGCATAAAATGTCGGTAGGGAATGGTATAGTATAACTATGAATGAGATGACAAGAACCTTTGTAGATACCAAGTATGGTATTTCACTTACTGACTCCCAATGGCGTGTTGTGCTAGAGGAAATGGAGAACGAGCCAGACAGCGATAGCATTTCGCAGGGCTTGACTACCTTTGACTCTGTGCTTGATGATGTTATTGCTAATCTAGATAGCCTAGAGGCAGACTATGACTGGTGGGATAACACTACTGGCTCAACAGTTGCTACGGCGTTAGAGCGTTTCAACTAAGAGTCACCAGACTGTGGGGAGAGATCCCCATTTTTTGGGGCGCACCTGTTACCAAATTGTTATATTTCCCCTATTGACAAAAGGTTATTACGATGATATATTTGAAATCGTGGAATTTATTACGATGCATGCTTTGAAATCCTGGAATGTTTAATAACATTACGAAGCATAGTTTAAAATCGTGGAATGTTTTAGCTATATGTTTAGCTATATAATTAATCAAGATGTATGAAGGTATGTATTGTATCTACTATAGGTAGTTATCTTATATATAAGGTAGATCCCTTTAAATAATATACCCCCGCAAGGGGGCTGGCTCTGCCAGGGTATTAAATAACTATACCAATATCCCCCTATATAAGAACAATAACTTTATGATATCTTTTACTTATTTTATTAAACAAAGGGATATCTTTTATATTAAATTAAACTATTTTAGATAGTTTTTACTATGGGATTTGCAGCCTATCTGGGCATACATTTATAAAAAATACATTACGAAGAGCCCTTTGAAATCGCTGGCTGTTTTAGATATATAACGATTTGATAAATATGGGAATAAAAGGTTGACAAAAAATCATTACGATGGTATAATGAGATAGGTATTATTATCCACTATCATCCATATCACTCCACTTTCCTCCATTATGCTAAATAATCAGTAAGATATTTAATCCATAACCCATCCCTAAACATAGCTCTCAGAAGCCACAGGATCCATTCTAAGGGCGGTATTCATCTCTCTTTGATACCTATGAGGGTTTAATTGTTTTCTTGTGCTATACTTATCAAATGATGGAATTAACCGTACTGGGTCTTATCCTTGGTTTTATATATGTCTATCTCGAACATGAGGATAAGATCAAAGCCCATAAATTCTTTTGCTGGCTCTTTAGACTACTAGGTTCTTTATTAGTTTTACTAGCTATTACTATGTTAGCTATTAATATAGTTGATTGTTTGCCCTAGACATACCCTCCAAAATTTGATACAATAGGCTATGAATAAAAATTGGCAAGACATGACTCCTGCAGAACGAATGCAGTATGTTTCTAAAGCTTTGAAGAATCCCTGCGATGAAGCAGAACATGTTTTTGAAGATAGCGTAGCATCTATAGGAGAACATACAATGCTTCAACAGGTATGTAAGGTTTGTTTTACTATCCAGGGTTGGGTATATAGTAGAGATTAGTGCTAGGGACTAGCGTTGGACCTCTTATTTACCGTCGAACTTTAATGGCTATGGTATAATCGATACATGGCTATCATAGTAGACTTAAACAAGACCATCATTAAAGATGGCGTAGGCATTAAAAAGACAATAGACTATTTAAATAGTTCTAATGAAGCAATCTATATTGTATCTGGATCTCATATCTCTAAGAAGTTTGACATACAAAGAGACCTGTATCGTATTGGTGTAAAGTATGCTGAACTATTCCTTAATCCAAATGATTACGATGATGATGAGTTTAAGTATGAGGTTGGTCGGTCCTTGAAGTCTGTGGCTACCCTGGCAATTGATAACAGCAGAAAAGCCAGGGCTAAGTATGACTCTCTAGGTATTAAGACGATGGATCCAGCAGACCTACCAGACCTGAATAGCTTCTGGTCAATCTAATTATTCTCCATTAGCTTTATCTCTAAATCTTTCAGGAGGATGTTGTCCTGACTTTATGTTTATATCTAGACCAGGATACTCTTGTATAATTCTGGTCCTTGCGTGTCCTATGAAATGCCCTGCTTTTTCATGCACATCTAAATGGTCTAGTGCTAGCCGTGGTGTTTCAAATGTAGGGGACATCTCTTCCCAATCAACGAACCAGCAGCCACAGCATTCTATAAAGCCACTAGTGCTTTCAAACATGTATAGATCAGAACTACTAAACCTCTCGAAGCTCATCTTCATCCTCTACTTCTATTTCAAAATCTATATCAGGCACCCTGCCCATCTTCAATATTCCAGTCTCCTTCATAACCAAAGCATTCTCCTCCCCACTTAGTCATATAGACACAGATCTCGCCTTCATCTAGATACCTAGTTACTTTATCAGATACAATCATAAAAGCGAACTCATCCTTACTTACATCAAAGTTAATAGAATCATCATTCATTCTAATAACATTAGTGTCTCTTTTAGGAGTAATGATATAGGATTTTCTAGCTTTATTTGTTATTGTTTTCATATATTAATTATAGGGTGGATAGGGGAGAAAGTCAAGACTTTGTCTTGTGTAATCTCTTATTTACCGCCGAACTTTTCCTTTATTTTGTCGTCGAGCTTTGGCTTAGTATCTTACGAACACAGCCAAGCTATTCTCGAAGTCTGCGAACTCACTTATGGACTGGAAGACAGTATCCTTGTTTGGATTGGCAGAGTGAACCATCATGCCTCCACCTATGTAAACGCCAATGTGAAAGTATTCAGATGATCCATACTTCTTAAATCCTACAAGGTCTCCTGGAAGAGGAGTGTCTCTTAATACTTTTCCAACAATTTGTGCCGTGGCAGAATGCGTGACTTCTATACCCCTTTGTTCCAAGAACCACTTTGTAAGTCCAGAGCAGTCCCAGTTTCTTGGAGTATCTCCAAAACCATAAGGGGTCTTTCCAACATAAGTAAACAGCTCTGCGATTACACCATCAAGCTCTACTTGCTTCTCTGCAAAGGCATCTGATTCTGCCCACTCTTGAATACGTAATGTTTCCTGTTGTTGTTTTTCCAGCTGTGCCTGACCTTCGTAGTCTGCAATAACAAGATCTATTTCGCTTATTCCAGTCAGAGGCATGTTTGATACGTTTATTGCTGGCCCTATTGTATTTTTGGGTATTTCTTGCTCATCAACTGTGGCAGCAGCGGAGGCACCTGTAAGGCCCAACACTGTAAAAGCTACCATGGATGTCGCTAGATGTGTTATATCCATCATACCATTATAGACTATGTATGCCTAAATTGCAACCTTTAGTAGAGTTCTTAGGTATTCAAAGCAGTATAGTGACATTACTGCATCGTATTCTGCATCATGTTGTCTGTCTTTAAGCCCCTCGAACATGCCCTCCATTTTCTCAAAAGCATACGCCTTAGACCTATCCTTAATCTTCTCAAACATAGTGTTTGTGTCAGATAGGGAAAAGATTAAAGAGTTAAGGTCTACACTACGTCTAGAGAACTTGCTATAAGTGATAGGTAATGTTTGCTTAATGAAAGGCCTGTCAAATGATCCTACGTTAAATCCAACCATTACGAAGTCTCTTCTTTGTTCCCCAGGATTTGACCACTTAGCAGTAATAGGATCTATAATATCTGGATGAATCCCATACCCTTTTATATCTTCCTGGGTAAACTGATGGACCTCTTGGGCCTCCCTGGACCAAGTCGTCTCTCCTGGATTTATTAGATATCCTATGTGGTCTACATTGCCTTCTTCATTATACTTGGCTAGACCAATTTGAATAAGCTTATGGCCTTCTTCTAGGTCTGTGCCCGACATTTCCCCGTCAATACCGATGTAAGTAATCACTTCTGTTCTCCTTCTATAGAAACTATCTTGGTAGTTACCCACCATCCATCTTTACCGCCAATGTACATGTGCTTCCCTACTTGGAGGGGTAGTCTTCTATCAGCATCCTCATCTATAAATGCTTTAGGTATATCCTCTGGAGTCATGCCCTCTTCAAACTCAAAGCAATATGCCCACCATGTCTTAAATTGGAACTCACCATTCTTGATGCAGAATTGATTGGTAAGATCATAGACAGAGCCAGTCTCAGTTGTAATTATCATATCTATATTGTATCAAATCTGGGCATAAAGGTCAACTATAATTAAGGATGTTCTTACCTCAAAACTCTCTAGAATTAAAGGCAGTATGTTCTTGTGGATATGCCGTTTATGGCAAGACTATTGAACAGCTGATGGCACAATCCTGGTTGCATAAATCTCTGGGTGGCGTGAATTGTCTGTTAATGTTATAATTAATCTATAATGATTAGTCAAACAATTTTGGTAGTTATGCCAGTTTATAATTCCGAGGAAACTCTGGAAAAGGCAATACAAAGTATCCTTAGTCAAAGATGCTCAAACCTAATACTGACAATTGTAGATGATTGCTCTACAGATAATTCTCTTAAGATTGCTAAGCAATTCTTGTCAGATCCACGTGTATCTATTTACAGAAGTAAAAAGAATATGGGAGCATACTATTCTAGAAACTTTGGACTTTATATAAATAGAAACAGGAAGTGGGATTATTTTACTACTCATGATGCCGATGATATATCAAATCCCAAGAGGTATGCCACTCTTTTGAAATACCTCAGGGGTAGAGTCAATGGCGTTCAAGATATCTTTATGAGGCGTTACCTTGAAAGCAATGAAGCAATTGATGAACAGTTAACTATGGCTCATGCCCTGTTTACCAGAGATGTGTTCAATGCTATCGGATACTTTGATGATGTTAGATTTGGTGCCGATTGGGAACATTGGGCTAGACTAAAGCAATACAACGCTCTAACAGAGCAGACAACTACAAACTGTAGGATAGTTCTTGGGGATTCCTATATTCATGACAAGAACCTGACAGTAACCATACCCATTGGCTCTAAAAAGCGAATGGATTATATCAAGAAGGTATTACGAAGGACCTCTGGGGTATCTGACACAGATAAGCTATATACAGACTTTGCTACTTATCCTGATCTTACCTCAAAGGTTGGTAAATAACAGTGATAAAATTGATACATGTGTCCACACTGCAACTCCAAGCTAATTCTTGATGTAATAAACAATATAGCTGACAAGAACATTCAGCAAATAGTTTCAAAGTGCTCTTCGTGCGTTTATCGAATTAGTGTACTAAGACCCTCAGAATAGTTTTATGGTAAAATGTTGTCATGATAAAATCAAATAACAGCTTGGTATAAACGATGATAATTAATTTAAATAAGACTCCTGTTCACTCTATCAACATGCCCGATCATACCCACAACAAAACTGCTATGCAGGAGCAGCTTGCTGAATATAAGTTTGAAAGCATTACCAGACATGATGGCGCTCTGGACCAAAACAGCAAGCTTGGCTGTACAAAGGCCCATCATGGCCTACTAAACAAGTTATCTGATTACGAGGAGCCTTTCCTTATCCTGGAAGATGATGCTAGGATTGCAAACTTTAGACAGCACATAGATGTTCCAGATGATGCCGATGCCTTATACCTTGGAAATTCCAAATATGGACTTTACGGTGGACAAGGTATATTCAGGATATCTGCTGAAAAGATTAACGATGATATTTTTAGAGTATACAATATGCTAGGGGCCCATGCGATCCTATATTTAAATAAGGATTATGCAAAGTTTATTGCAGAGAAGATGAGCCTTTTCTTAGAAACTGGTGACCATCATGACAAACTACGGGCAGAGACTATGAAATATTTCAACATATATGCACTTAACAGGCCAATGTTATATCAGCTGGGCGAGCATGAAAGCGTAACGAACTTCTCAATTTCTGACTTAGACAATAAGGACAAGAGGTGGAGCCATTGAACGACACTGCTATAGTTTTGCTGACTTGGCAAAGGCTAGGGAATCTTCGCAATACCCTCAGGGCACTGGAGAATCAAACATATTCCAAATTTGATATATATGTTTCAAATGCTAACATAAAATATCTAGAAAAGGTAAATGAAATAGTAAAGCTCTTTGATGGCAGGCTTGACGTTTGGGTTAGCCACGATGGAAATGATCTATATGCTTTCAGGAGGCTACCGCTCGGTAGAATGCTTGCAGAAGCAGGATATGAAAAGATTCTCTTTATAGATGATGACATCTCAATCCCTAAGGATTATGTAAAAAATGTAATAAGGCAATATGAGCCAAAGACTTACAAGTCTGGATTTGCCTGGAAGCTTTTTAGTGGTGGAGCAGACTACTATACTGACAGGGAAAGAACCTGGAACAAGAAAGATGTCGTTCAATACTGTGGAACTGGCATATCTATAATAGATTCATCATTCTTCTTGGAAGAAGGTATTATGAAAGCTCCCTCTGGTGCCTTAAAGGTTGAAGACTTATGGATGTCTTACTATGTAGATCATGTTCTAAAGTCAAAGGGGTGGAGAATGGCCTACATGGATACCCCTGGAATTACTATTGGTGGTGCGGATCGGGTTGCCCTGTATAGGGCAATCTCTCAGGGCAGCTATACCAAGAGAGATCTACTGCATGAGTTGGTTGCTCTTGGTTGGAAACTTTGATATACTTAAGATAATTCCCTTTAAAGAGTTTTCTGGAATTTTCAATATTCAAATATAATAGATCTATAACTTGATAGGAGATGGCATGACAACAGTCTATACAAAGCCAACATGTGTACAATGCGATATGACAAAAAGATTCTTAGATAAAAATGGGGTGGCGTATAACACTATTGACATTACCGAAGATCCCTCAGCGTTAGAGATGATTTTAGAAATGGGATTTTCATCGGCCCCAGTCGTGATTACAAACTCAGACTCTTGGGCAGGATTTCAGCCAGATAAACTTCAGAAGTTGGCTGCATAGTTTTTAAGAAAGAAGCTTTATATAACTAAATACGAAAGGGGCAGCAATGTCAGACTATTTGAATGATTACGAATACCTTAGGCATGATCTTGGAATAGATATGCAGATGATAGATGTTAATGAGGTTCTTAGCGAAGGTTCTTACAAAGAAAAAGAAAGAATTATAAAGATGCTTGAGAATAAAATGAATTCAATCCCCTTTAAGATTGGACAAAGGTCCGATCGAATAGTCATTAGAAAGACAATTGTTGAAGTTATCAATGTTCTTAAAAGAGAGCTTGATGAAGATTATAAAAAGATAGCTTGACATTATCTGGCAATCTAAATATAATTAATATAGAATAATCACTAAGAGAGAAGTGTAATGACCAGGTGGCATAAAAGAAAGCATGACGCAGAAACAGCAAACATTGTTCGCAAAGCTAAGGTAGATATGGCTAGGTGGCTATCTCTATTACCAGAGACCCCGTCAGAGCTTGAGGTAAAAGCTTGGCAATCTGGATACGTATCTGGAATAAATCGAGCAGTTGGACAGGAAGAGAAATGACCACATACATTAGGACTACCCCAGAACCAATCAATGTTTTGGATGAAGGATACATCAGATTAGTAGATGTGCTTGGAGATGACCTGTCTGTAGCCAATGCTGCAAGGGTATCCTATGATAAAGAGGCTACTGAATGGTCTGATCGTGAAGCTAAGCTGCTAAAGTTTTTGTTAAGAGAGGGACATACTAGTCCTTTTAGACATGCTGCTATGACTTTTGAAGTTTATGCCCCACTATTTGTAGCAAGGCAATGGTGGAAGTATGCTGTATCATCTACACATATTGATGACCAGAATGGCTGGAATGAATCCTCCAGGCGTTATATTACTGAAGATGAGAAGTTCTATGTGCCCATGCCAGAAGAGTGGCGTAGCAAGCCAGAGAACAGCAAGCAGGGCTCTGGAGAGCCTATAGACGTAGAACTAGGTCAGAAGCACTTTGACAGGCTCTGTGAGACCATTGTGAGCGGGACAGAGGCATACCACGATGCAATGAATGATGGAGTAGCTCCAGAGATTGCAAGACTATTTTTGCCTGCCTATGGAATGTATGTAAGATGGCGTTGGACAACATCACTACAAGGAGTTTTAACTTTCCTTGACCAGAGAATGCCCCACGATGCACAGTGGGAGATTCAGGAGTATGCCAAGGCTGTGTTGGCCTTAACAAAGGAAGCATTTCCAGAAACGATCTCTACCCTTTACGAAGAGTAGTCTTCGCCTCCAGTATCCCCTCGCTCTTACTGGGCGTAGAAAGGGTAGTAGTTACACGTTGGCTCAATCCCAACCTGGAGGGCTACGATTATGATACTTTTATTATGATGTAATTAAGCATGCACAAATCATGTGGAACATATTCGGGATATACAATACACATTAGAGACAAGACTAGCATCTGCAATGAATGCAGAGAGGCTTCTAACGTATATCAAAGAAGTAAAAGAACAAGGGCAGTACAATCTTTGGGTTACGATCCTCGAAGATTCTCTAGGCATAAAATTACAAAAGAGTATTACGACACCCTTATGTCAAGGCATGATAATAAATGCTGGATCTGTAAAGATTTGAATGCGACTACCATTGACCATGACCATAACTGCTGCCCCCAAACAGGATCCTCTTGTGGTAATTGTGTTCGTGGTGTTCTGTGTCATAACTGCAATACTGCGATAGGTCTTCTCAAGGACAGAAAAGAAAGTATTCTGTCAGCTTTAGAATATTTGAGTTAGCAAGTCCCATCCACCCCACTCTCTATACACATTGTGGTATAATTTACTATATGAGTGATCTATCAGCTAGGCGTCCAGTCTTAAGCGCAAACAGACAAAGAATTCTTGACAACCAGCGTGGCGTTGTCGAACCCCCTGAAGATAAGAAGCAGGAATCTGACAAGAGGCTAGTAGATAAAAATATTGAGCGCTATGAGCTTCAAGAGCTAAAGAGAGCTCCAAGGATCCAGGTAGATCAGAAGGTTATTCTTTGGTCTTGGCTAATAGCAGTAGGCTTTGCATTTGTTTCATCTGCCATAGTTTCTTTTAATGGTATAACCTCTGTGGCTGCCTTTGTAGGTTTGTCTCGGCCATGGATGGCAGGACTATTCTTCTTCTTCATTGAGCTAATGTACCTGCTTTTCTTGGTAGCGTACCTAGTGCTTGCCTCAAGGATTACAGAAAATGGTAAACCAGAGAAAACCTTTGGAGCTATTCTTGGAATGGTTGCCTTTGGTGGCTTGGCTGTTCTAGCTAATGGATTTCACACATTTGACTTTTGGAATTGGGCATGGCTTGAGCCCCGCATGTGGGCTGGAACTATCCTAGGAATAGCTGCCCCTATTGCTATCATAGCTGCAAGCAAGATGGCCTCTAGGGTAGTCTTCGCCAAAGCAATCAGGCCAGAGAATTTTTAAACTCTTGTCAAACTAATTAACTATGGTAAAGACAGCGAAACACCGCAAAGAACTGCATAAGACTTTAGAAGAGCTGCATCTTTATAAAGAAAAGAATGGCTGCTTTGATTGCAGAAACCACTACCCACACTATGTTCTTGAATTTGATCATAAACCAGAGTTTAATAAAGTAGATGTTGTTTACAGAGTATTACGAAACTACGGACCTAAGGCTGCTTGGGAAGAAGTTGCTAAGTGTGATGTTGTTTGTGCAAATTGTCACAAGATTAGAACCTACCAGAGAGAACAGGAAGCTGCTTAAAGCATCCTAAGAGTCTTTAGCTTATGAGCTACTGTAACATCTGTAGCTTCTCCATTACGATAAAGGGTTATGACAGCTACTGGATCATCTTGAGAAGCGTTTAGAGACACGCTTGTTCCTGGCACATTATATGTTCCGCTAGAAATAATTCTCTTTACTTTACCCGTTGCCCGACCACCAGAGCTATTCCAGGAGACCATAGCACCCGTTTTAACGGCTTTATACATCTCATCCTTGTCATAACCCTTGCCAAAATCTGTGAGCCTCTCAGCCCTTGTATAATCCTTACCAAAATCACTAAACATTGCCTTATCCCTCATTCTATTTACTATTGAGCGAGACCAAGAGAATCCCGCATTTCCTCCCCAAGCTTCCCTTTTCTCCAACACTATAAGGCATATATTTATTATAGCATAAAGCCCCACACAGAAACCTGGTACGTTGGCCCAGAAAATGGTAACTAGTCATCCTAAGAAGCTAAATCCTTGTCCTGTGTGGGGACTATTTAATTATACATCATTCTAGATGTTTTGTTTAAACTAATTCTTAGAAGATTCTTCTGGAAGAAACTTCGCCAGATTGTCATATGCTTCTATAATTTTTTGAGATCCCGCATCCTCTGTGGATACCTCTCGATATGCATTGACTACTGGACCTACATCTTTAATAAAAGTGTCAAGCTCTTTTTGAACGTCTTCAATATATTTAAATGCAGAGTCTCTAGACTCAGATAAGAACTTTATGAACCCGTCGCTTTGCTGTAGGGTATCTGAATTCTTCTCAGATACCATGGCTGCAAGCTTATTTGATATGGAGATCTTGTCAACAACCTCTTGTGCTAAAAGGTTAGAAAGTCTAGTAATCTTAACTCTCAGGGTTAGTCCATAGCTAACAAGACTTGCAAATAGTACAATAGTAGCTATGAATAAAACGAATTCTGTTACTCCCATAATCATGCCTGCTCCTCTCCGCCTTCTCTTACTAGCAAAACAATTGCACCATTATCTTCTAGTGCCTTCTTTACTCTAGCCATATACTCTATTGCCATTCGCCTGTCCTCATCAGTAAGCCTCATGAAGTTGCGCTCTGGTGCTCGTACTGTAATAAACTGATCATTGTCTACGATCTCTAGTCCAAAACCTTTTGGTGAGTAGTGTGCCAGTGATCTGAATGCTGCTCTCATTGCATCTGTATACATATTATTTATTGTCCATCGTTAAATATTGCCAGGTCTCTGCCCAGTCTGCCTTTGTCCTGTGTCTATTAAATTCTCTATTTATCTTACCGTTTTCAAGGTAGATACCTCCCCATACTCCCCATTCTCTTTGAGAAACTCCGACAGCGAAGCATTGCTTTGCTACGGGGCATTCAGAACAGATCTTATCAATTGCTGGTCTTCGTGATTCATTATCTTCATAATCATCGAAGAATAGATTTACTTCATAGTCTCTACAGGACGCTGATTCTTTCCAGTCGTCATTCTTCAAGCCTACCCCACAAACTTTTTAGGTATATGCCAACCATCTGGGGTAACTTCATACTTTCTTTGAAGGTACCACGTACCTTTATAGAATATTCCGTCTTTAGATTTCCAGGCTACTGGATAATATTTTCTATCCAGAACGTCCCAGCCTTCCCAAGACAATGCACGGTTATCTTTTACTAGCTGCTCCATTTTTTCAAGGGATTTGATTAGCATTTCTTTACCTTCATTAATACCTGTATATTCCAACCTCAACGTTAGCACTCTCGGCTACGTCAACCAAGTCAGAGGTGGCCTCTCCTGGTTTACTGAGGAATATAAAGTAGTCTATTTCTTGTATTTTTTCTTTGATGTTACTTGGTGGAACTCTAAACAACTTGCTCTTTATTCCAATAGCCTTTAGACTGCGCTCTGTAATATTGGAGAACTCTGTTGCCATTGAATTAATGTTTGCTGGACCAGCACTATAGATGAAAAACTCTTTATCATCTTCTGGAAGGCTGTACAATGCACTGCCCATGGCTCGCATGAGAATCTGGTAATCACTAAAATTACGAGTCCCCTGGATACCCACGATCATTGCTTCTCCTTCCTGTTAGCTGTTCAACAACTAAAACTAACTTATCCAATTCTACCTTATCCAAGGTCATTGTGTCAACCTTTTTTGTAGAATTTTTATCGATATCTCCATCGAGTAGATCAGCTGTATAAAGGCTGTTCTCAAATATCCAATATGCTACCTCGTCTAATATTACAACACGAAGATGTTTGCTTTCAAAATGCTTTGTTGATTGTGTATCTAAAAATTTAAGTTGATTTGGCAAGGTTATGGAGAACATCCGTGTAGCCTCAAAGGATCTGCTTTGGGATATCAGTACGCCTGGGGCTGGATGCTTATTAACTTTTTTTACCACATACCCATTTATGAAATTTAACGTAATTAGCATTACGATAGCACCAATTAAATATTCCATTCAGACTCCCTTCAACAATTATACCTGAATAATTACTTAGACATGTACAGCTTAATAACGCTCAGGCTTCTCTGCTCATCACGATTTAGCTCTTTGCTAACTACTTCACTGTCTAGCGCTTTTTCAGTTAGGCTTACCTTTGGATTTACCTGAGTAACATCCATATCTAAAAATCCCTTTTGCCACAATATGTAAATGTCTTCATTAATCATTTCCGCCACTTTCATAAATAGCTCTGGGTCAATGTCCTCTAGGTCTCCAGTAAAGTTGTATAGCATTTCGTTAGTCTCTGTATCCATGCCAGAGAACTCTACTATCCCAGATATCATTAAATATTCAAAGAAGTCATTTGGCTCCATAGCGCAGCCCTTCTCTTACTAGTCATCCCCCTGCAACCTATTCTCAATAAGAAGGTCCCTTCTATCTTGAATGTCAAATGCGAATGCCTTGATCTTGTCTTCTGCAGCAGAAACTGTCTTGTCAAAATGATGGACGCAAAAGGTCAGCTCTCCTGAGACACCCGTAAGCTTTGCATAGGCTTGTGATGGGCACTCATAGTCGCACCTATCTGCGATTGTTGGCGTCCATTCTTCCACGCGATTGTCTCTTTTCTCTAGAGTGTTTGTCAAAACATTCTCCATGTTATGCCTTTCGATTGTCCGTATTGTAAAAGCCGCTTCCATTAAAAGTAACGCCTACAGAAGAGTATACCCTAGTAAGCTTAATATTGCAAGTATCACAATTATATTCTTGCTCTGGGTCTGAAATACCCCGCACTTTTGTGTACGGGGCATCACAGGTACCACAGCGATATTCATATATCGGCATAGTTTATCTACTTAGATTCCTTCATTTCCTTTGCAGGGAAAGCTATTGAGGTTAGGACAGACATAACTCCAGCCAGACCTGCCAAGCCAGCTACTGCGAGCCAGTCAACATCGAGTAGACCAAGTGCGGTCGTTCCGATTCCTGCAATAGCAGTTTGTGCAACAGTTTTGATAGCACGTTCTGCCATCATTGCGAACCATTCTTTTGTGAATGACATATCTTCTCCTTATTTACATTTGACTTTCGTCATTATTGTTTTGCCATAGTTTGACATCTTCATAGGTGCTAGCTGCGGTATATGCTGTAAGAATAATGCCTAATAGACTTACCCCCCCAGCCACTAGTCCAGAACCTACTGCTGTATCTGAAGCATATGTGATTGCTCCAAAAATTATCATAACAAATGAAAGCCTATAAGATCCATAGATCAGCTTACGCCTAAACTTCCAGGATGGACCATTACTGTTTTCTGCGGCATCAGAGTCCTTCAAGAAAAACAAGTTATCCATAAGATTTGGCGTCACTCTTTTAAGAGATGACCATACAGTGTTTTTCTTTCTTGATGTCATGAGGCTTCCTTTACGGTAGTTTAATTACCTGACCAACTCTAATTAAATTAGCATTCTTGATCTTATTTAATTTCTTTAGGGTTGCAATCGTAGTCTTGTTGTCCCTTGCAATTTTTGTCAAGGTATCCCCAGACTTTACGGTATAGACCTTGTCTGGCTTTGAAGGCTTTTTAGAAGCCACAGGAGCCTTTGTAACAGGTTTTGAGGTAGAAGTCTTTGTGTTACTACCGCTAGTTTTATATCCTGTTAGATGATCTGGTACAGGGTTAGCTGTCTTTGGCTTTGGCGACGCTACTTTGGCAAAAGATTTTGCTTCAGCTGCTTTGTCCATGGCCTCAAGAAAACTGATTGGCTCTACGAATCCCTTGCCGTCAGCAGACCAGCCATGTGTCCTGCCCTTCCATATTTCCAGGTGCAAATGAACACCAGTGCTATACCCAGTCGTTCCCATAATTCCAAGCTGATCTCCAGCCTTTACAAGCTGACCAACTCTAACCTTAAATGAATTAGCTTTCATGTGAGCATACAATGATGTATAAAACTTTCCATCTATAAAATGACGAACAACAACATAGTAGCCAAAGCCACCGCTCTTGGCCGTAGACTTTTGAGCCTTAACAATTCTACCGTTCATAACAGCAAGAACTGGCTCATCTTTCTTTCCAGTAACTATGTCTGCACCATTGTGATGCCTAGTATTTTTCTTAGTTACGGGATCTTTTCTCCAGCCAAAAGGAGAAGTAATTCTATACTTTCCCCTTACTGGCATTACAAACTTATTTGACATGTTATCTCCTTACATATATTGTATCATGCGATCCACCTAAGAGATTCGAACTATTGACCTACGCTTTACAAGAGCGTTGCTCTGCCAATTGAGCTACACCCCAAAGTGCCCGTTAAGGATGGGCTTCCATCATGTTTAATTATTTAGAATCTTAAAGACATGAAGACAAGGATCTCCCCCGTCTTCCCATTCTTTCTCTTCTTCTTCTGTCATGTATGGGTCTCCATCATGGGTATTACAAAAGGCATCTGAAATCCATCCCTTGTCATAACCAATCTTAGCCCAGGTCATAAACTCATCGTAATCTTTCATAACTAATATTCTACTCTCTTTAGAATGATTTGTCAAGAACTAAAAGTCCCAGTCTTCGTCCTCTGTTTGCTCATGCTTAGCAAGAACGTAGCTTGATCCACTACCGCTGAAGAAGTCATGGTTCTCTCCTGAGTTTGGAGAAAGAGCTGAAAGGATAGCTGCACTAACATCTGATACCTCTTTAGGGAACAGTGCGTCATAACCAAGGTTCATTAGAGCCTTGTTTGCATTGTAGTGCAAGAACTTCTTTACGTCCTCAGTTAGCCCTACCTCATCATAAAGATCGGCTGTGTACTTCACCTCGTTGTCATATAGCTCAAGTAGTAGATCGTAGGTGTAGCTCTTCATCTCTTCCTGACGAGCCTCTGACTCTTCAGCAAGAGCTAGCTG